CCGGCTTCTTGCCCGCAATCTCGCGCTTGAAGACTTGCTTTGGGAAGAAATTCTTGTATGCATTCGGGATGTTAACGCGCGAACAGAGTTATTGCGACAAAGAAACCAGATTGTACGGGATATTCATACTGAGTTCCGTGCTCTTAATATAGAAGTTCCAACTGTAGTAGAAAAGAACAGTGAGAACTTTAGTAAGATACTAGAGGAAATAATAGATGACAGCAGTGAAGAAAGAAATCCAGATGAAGTCAGCGATTAGCGGCTTAGCTGCTCACGACTCTAGAAAACTTGAAAAGATTTTTAATTTATGTAGAGAAGATGAAAAAAAGATGACTCTTCTTTGTAGAGCGTTTTGTGAAGCGTATCTTATAGATAATAAACAAAGACCACTTAAACTTAGACCATTACAAGAATCTATAGTAGTAAAAACGTTAACATATCCTAATGGAGATGTTGATAAGCATCGTAAACTAGCAATATTGGCTCCACGAGGCAGTGGCAAGTCTTTTGCTCTTTCGGTAGCTGTATGTATCTATATGTTCTTTAATAGATTTAGAGATTTAATTTTTGTCTTGGCTCCAACAGAGGACCAAGCTTCACTTATATTTAATTATTGTTATAGGCATTTTGCAGATAATGCTTTTTTAAATGGCTTAGTAAAGAATTACAGGTTCCATAATAAACCTAATATAACATTAAAAGGAGGCACTGTGCTACGTAGAGCCCCATTAGCACCATCTAATCAGGGTCAATCTATACGTGGACAACATCCTACATTTTGTATTGTAGATGAAAGTCCTCTAATTGATGATAAATTATTTATAGATAATGTAGAACCAGCAATTGTTTCTAATAAAGCGCCATTTATTAATCTAGGTACCCCCAAATCTAAAGAAAATCACATGTGGCGCTACCTTTATGATGATAGGTATGAAGATTCTTTTGAAAGAATGGTGTTTACATGGAGAGATGCTGTAAATGCTGGTAGAGCGTATTCTGCACCATATACAGATGATGACATGGCTGAAAAGATGCGAGAATGGGGTGAAGACTCTATTTATTGGAAAACTGAGTATGAATGTCAGTTTGTTGAGTCTGTATCTAATATTTTTAATCCAGAACTAGTAAAAGCTTGTTTATCTAGTGATTTATCCTTCCAAGAACCCGGAAACTACCCAAACTGTGTTGTAGGTGTAGATATTGGTAAATCCGTCAACAGTACAGTGATAAGTGTCTGGTCTACTGTTAAAACAGACAAAGAAAACTTAGCAACCCTAATTTATCTAGAAGAAATAGGTCCAAAATCAGGTGGACATGATATTCCCTATCAAAGAAAGAGGATAATGGACATATCTAAAGATTATGGTGCTGATAAACTGATAATTGACGCAACAGGTATGGGAGGAGCGATAGAACAAGACTTAAGAGTTGAATGTGTAGAATCACAAATACAATTTATACCTTTTATCTTTACTGGAGGTCCAAAAGGCACAAAAACCCAAATATATCGTGATTTTGTATCATATATACAACAAGGACTTGTAAAAATACCACATCCAGAGAATTTGGAACCTCAACACGCTAAATTAATCAATAAATGGGTAAGAGAACACATAGATTTAGAATATACAATGGATGCTGCTAACAAAACAGAGAAGATTGCAGCGCCTAGTGGTAAACATGACGATTACTGCGATAGTAGTGCTATAGCATTACACGCTTCTTTACAAATGTTACCCGCTTCTGCTACGTTTGCAAGTGTTTCTTTAAAACAAACAGGTACAAGTAGAAGACCCAGTGGAAGAAACCCAGTTTTTGCTACATCTAGGCGTTCACATAATATAAATAAACGTGGTTTAAGGGGTATTTAAAGAGTTTTCGGCGAAAGCTTTATATACTATATCGTACTATATTGGAATGATAGCCGTGGCTCTAAGAGATTATTGGCCTTTTAATAGGCGAAGTTTCGCAACTGTTGGAGAAAATCCTCCATTTCAAAAAGATTCACCAAGAAGTTATGGTGATGGTATCATTAAAAGATTATCATTATCTAATAAAGGTGGAGTTTTTGGAAGGAAAGAAGCCAATAAAGAACCTCAGATAGGTGATTACAAAACATATATGAATGTATATTTGTCTGACCCTATAGTTAGAACTTTAATTGACCTACCTTGTATGTACGCAGCCAAGGATGGGTATGATATTGTAACAGATAACGATGAGGATAGAGAAACTATTCAAGGTTTATTTGACGAAATAAATATTGAACAGTTATTATACACATGGTTAAGGAATGGACGTATCTTTGGTACATCTTACTTAGAATGGACAGGTGATAACTTAGTTATTAGGTCATCACAGAATATGTACATTCAAAGAGACCCCAGTGGTCAAGTAATGTATTATTATCAAGACATAGGAGACGATAAAGACTCTGTACGTTTTGAAGAGAATGAATTAATATGTTACCGTAATAATCCTTTTGATGACTATGCATATGGTTTGAGTGATATACACCCTATACTATATTTAATAGATTTAAAAGATTACGCCGAAAGAGATATAGGTGCTGCATTAAACAAATATGCTACTAGCAGATTTGATATAAGTGCTGGTTTACCTGATATGCCTTATGGCCCAGATAAAATAAATGAAATAGTATCAGCTTTTAATGCTTTAGAACCGGGTGAAGATATTATACACGGTAATGATATAGTAGTAAAAGAGTTGCAAGGTACACAAAGAGCATTCGAGTATGGTAAGTATACTGATGATATACTTAAGAAAATACACGTTGCATTAAAGGTACCTATAACTATGTTTGACAAACCTGAACAAGCAAGAGCTATTTTCGAACCTTACGTTAGACATCTACAGTCTGCGGTAGAAGCAGCTATAAACGCTCAATTGATGCCGCAAGTTTTAGGTGGAGATGCAAGGTTTAAGTTTAGGAATATAAATGTAGATGATGCATTTATAAAAGCAAAGACTGATATGATATATCTATCTGAGGGAGTATTAGCACCCGGTGAAGTTAGAGCAGAAAGAGGATTGAATCCAGAAGGAGCAGCTGAAGTGCAGGAAACCGCAGAGAACGCAAATATATCTGGAGGAAGAGACCAAGATAAAAAAGAAGAGTCCGCAAGGACAGAAAACCGCAACGGTGGTAATCAACCGTCTGCAAATCCTACGGGGGATAGAGAAGAATGAGCAAAGAGTACGACTACGAGCGTTGTATAATAGAAGTAGGCCCAACTCTCAAAAAGAGAGGTATAGAGGACTACCAAGAGATTACGGCGAACATGTGCCGTATGAGGGTAGAGGAAGGAACTGATAGACAGTTTGCTGAATCTGCCGAGGGCGGACAGGAAAACCAGCGCAGTTTTGCATTGGAACTACAAGAACCTGTTCACACGGATGAATATATAGAATACCCAGTTATCGCTATAACGTCAGGCCCTCACGACGAAGATGGTGACCAAAAGGTCTTTATTGAACCGTCCGTATTAAAAAATAGTGTAGAAACATTTACTGAGTTACCAGTTTACTACAATCATCAACGAACCGAGGACGACCTCCTTGGAAAGGCTATCAACCCAGAAATCGTAGAGCTTGAAGGTGGTAAAACTGCAATAAAGATGCTTGCGCAACTTTATAAAAACGCAGCAAATAACAATGGAGTGCTAGAAAAGATTGAAAACGGAGATATGACGCATGTCTCTATCGATTGGTTTTCTAAAGATATTGATGTTTTAGGAGAACCGTTTGCAATGGACATCCGTCCTATTGAGGTGAGTTTTATTGATAATGAGACTCGTACCCCCGTTTGTGACGCATGTACGATAGAAAAAGGAAAGGAATGCGATGAACACCGTGAATTCGGTGAAGAATCGGAATCAGAATCAGATTGTGGCTGTGGAGGCCACGAGGAAGATTCATGTGCCTGTGATACACACGGGAACAACAGCGAGGAAATAAACATGGCTGAAGAACAAAAGAACAACGATGTCTCCGAAGCAGTTGGAATCACCGAGCGTGAATTCGCATCGATGAAATCCCAACTAGAAGAGATGAAAGAATCTTATGCTGAGTTAAACACCAAGCACGAAGAGGCAATAGCTCTCGTATCAAAATTCCAAGAAGAAAAAGAAGCACAAGCAGCAGCAGAAGCTGAAGCTCGTGTTAGCAATTTCGTAACTGGCATCCTAGAAAAGGAAGTCGCACTTGGAAAACTCGATGACGATGGGAAGGAAGCACGTGCAGAGGAACTCAAAGCATGGGATGATATAAAGCTAGAAGGATTTAGCATCGCTATGGACTCTATGCCTATACCAGTAGAAGAAGAAAGAACATTTGGTAAAGGTAAGTCCCATGATGCTGAAGAGACTCCAGAAGTAGAAGCTGACGAAACACCACGCATGTTTGCGATGGAAAACGGAAGAATCATTTTCAAAGGAGAAGAAAAAAACTAAGGTAATTAAATATGGCAATAGTTAAAGGAATATTAGTAAACGATGGTGGAGCACCAGCACGTATTATGAACTTCGAAGCAAGTGAAGCAATCACAGCAGGACAACCTGTTTCATTGTTACACGTAGGCAGCGGAGATTGTACAGTACAGCTAGGTGACTCTGACGATACCACTACAGTTTTCATGGGTGTAGCATTAGTAGATGCAGCATCTGGTGACATGTGTAGTGTAATAACAGGACGTGGAGTTGTCTGTCACATTAAGCTCGGAGCAGATGTGAACGGAGCAGTACCACTTATGTTAGATAGCACACCCGGACAATTGGTAGCATTTTCAGATGGCGCAAGCCCTGTAAATACAGCTCCATGTGCGGTTACAGTAGAAGATGGAGGCACTGGATTAGTCAAGTGCATGATTCTATAAGGAATAAGATAATATGGTAAACGCAGGAACAAATCCCGGTCTAGCATCGAGCCAATTGAGCTCAACCGCTAACAGGGTTTTAATAGACTACAAAGATGCAATTCAGGACTATAAAGTCACTGACATGCCTGTAGTACAAATGTTCGCAGAGCGCTTCACAACCGATACCGGTGGAGATGTTGATATTACATTCGCAAAACCTTCAATGGGTCTAGAACAAATTGAAGAGGGAGCAGTACCTTCATTCCAACACACTGACTTGAGAAACGAACGTATCTCAGTTAAAGAGTTTGGAATTGCAGTTGGTGTAACCCGCAGAATGATGGAAGATTCAAGATTTTCTGAGATGGAGTTAGCTTTGAACGAAGCAAGAAGAGCAGTATCAAGACACATAACTAAACACTTTATTTATGCAGTCTTCGGTATAGCCGACACAACTTTCGGTACAACCGCAAAAGCTGTTAGTACAAACGAAACCGATATTGAGACTTTCGCAACCCACCCTGATGGTGGATTCTATGGCGCAAGTCCAGCAAGCGGTGGAAGATTGTACGAATACGGAAACTACTCTACAAGTGATTTAGATACACTAGGTTCACACTACTTCAACTCCAGTACATCTGGAAGTGCAAATGGTGAACTAGCATTAGATGATATCACAAAAGCAATCGAGTTAATGAGTGCAAAAGGAATGACAGCAGACACAATTCTCTGTTCTCCAACTCACTACAAAACTCTATTGAATTTGGCTGATTTCACAGCACCTTTCGGAACCTCTGGCTCAAGCAGAGAATCCTCAAAAGGTGGTATCGATTACGTAAACGATGTATCAAACGATGGTATTGTTGGACAACTATACGGATTAAACGTTGTAGTTAACCCATTCGTACCAAAGGACAAGGCTGGTGTCTTCGACATGAAGGTCAAGCCTGTCGCATACGTCGAAAGACGTGCTCTTACAGTAGAAGAAGCTAATCCGGGTTTCGGAATTATGGGTTCATACATGTCAATGAGATATGGATTGAAAGTCATAAGACCTGAAGCTGGAGCAATTATCTTCTCAGCTTAGATAGAACATATATTGGTCTGGGCGACACCACAGTACAAGTCGCCCAACTTTGAGGAATAGCCATGAAAGCATTCAAACCTAAAAAAATTGTAAAAAAATCTCAACAAGAATACGGTTTACACAAAACCATCGCACCTACAAAACAGAGAATGATGGTTATAGATGATAGGTTACCCTCTAAACAATACATTAAAGCAAGAATAGAAGATAATGTAAAAGACGATACTTTTGGAGCCGCATGGGACGGAGATACCACGTCAGCACCTTCTAGAAATGCAGTTTACGATTATATAGGTTCTCTCGCATCTACCTCTGATGTATGGGGAGTAGAGAGTTCCGCAGCTTCAGCAAACACTAGGTCACGTAAATCAGGTAACGTTGGTATAGGTGACGCAAGTAACATGGCTTTTGCTGAGGTTACACACAAACTTACAGTAGATGGAGACTTAAGAGTAGGAGCTATAGATGGCTCTAACAAAGATATATATCTAGATGATGGGGCTATACTGTACAAATATGGCTCTAGTGGTAGCACAGCTATGCTTACGCTAAATAGCTCTACAGGGCATTTGGTGGGTCAAAATTTAGCTATTGGCTCAACATCGCCTAATGTGCCTTTAGAGATTAATATAGCCGAGAGTGATGCATTAACAACGGCTGATGGTACAGGTCTGTTCCAGATTGGTAACGACAGTGGAGCCAATATAGGTATGAACTCTACTAAAATACAAGCTAGGTCTGGTGGTAGTGCATCCAAATTAAACTTAAACGTAGGAGGTGGTAACATTGACATGGGTAGTAGCGCTAGTACAATCACCTCTAAAGGTGACTTAGCAGTAGAGGGTAACTTAACTGTTACAGGTACTGCAACTTCGATTTCTACAGAGACAGTTACAGTCTTTGATAATTTTATAGAATTAAATTCTAATTACACAGGTACATCACCCACGGAAAGTGCAGGTATAGAAATAAACCGTGGTGGTAGTACTGCAATAAACCCTATACTCAGATGGAACGAAACTGATGATAAATGGCAATTGTCTGAAGCAGTAACAGGCAGCGCCAGTTACAAAGATATAATTCACACAGGACAAACAGGTTCTGTTACAAACGCAATGTTAGGAGGTAGTATAGCTAATAGTAAACTAGCTAATGATAGTGTAACTGTCGGAACTACAGCTATAGACTTAGGAGCATCATCTACTACGCTTGCTGGATTAACAGCAGTAACAGTTGCTGGTACATCTGGAGGTAGTGGAACTACAGCATTGAATATTACAGGTGGTAATTCTGCGGCCACTAACCCCGCAGTTAATATTACTGGTCATCTTGTAGCATCTACAAAGTCTTTTAATATTCCACATCCTATACATGATGATAAAAGATTAGTATATGGATGTTTAGAAGGACCAGAACATGGAGTATATTACAGAGGTACAATCGAATTAGAAGAAGTACCAGAACGTATAGCAGTAGAGTTACCAGATTACTGGTTTAAACTAGTGGGTGATGATTATACTATTACACTAACACCCTACGGTCCATATAACCTATGGGTTGACGAAAAGAATGAAGACGGTTTCTTTGTTGAAGCATCAGAGGAAGAAAACGTTAAATTTGATTGGGTTGTTATTGGTGGAAGAAAAGATGCAAAAATACCAGAGGTAGAGCCACAGGCTCCATAAAAACATGGCACAAGAACGTATTATAATTAAAGGTGATAAAGGAAGTATATTCTTTGAAAAAGATTCAGCAGATGATGGAAACTATGAAATTTCTAAAGAACTTAAATTAGCATCTGATAATAATTCGTTAGAATTTGAAGGAGCTTCTATCAGTGGTGATAAAGGTATTAAAGGTCAGAAAGGACTAAAAGGATTAAAAGGTGGAACTACATTCATAGAAGGTGATTCTGGTGATAAAGGTATAAAGGGTACAACAGGACCTAAAGGACAAAAGGGTGGTAAAGGTGCCGGTGGTAGTGACCACGTAGGACAAAAGGGTCTTAAAGGTACAAAAGGTGGTAAAGGTCAGAAAGCTCTTAAAGGTATAAAAGGTGTAGGTGGTGTTGACCACGTAGGACAAAAGGGTGCTAAAGGTGGTTCTGGTGCTGGTGGACAAGGTACTAAAGGACAAAAAGGTGAATTAGGTACAAAGGGTACTAAAGGAGAACCCGGTGTTACAGGTGAAGATAATAAAGGATTAAAGGGATTAAAAGGTAGTGTTGGTACTACCGTTAAAGGACAGAAAGGATTAAAAGGAGTACAAGCTACTAAAGGTACTAAAGGAGAACCCGGCGCAACAGGTGAAGATAATAAAGGACTAAAGGGATTAAAGGGTAACGTTGGTACTACCGTTAAAGGCCAGAAGGGATTAAAGGGAACATTAAATACTAAAGGTGCAAAGGGTGAACCCGGTGTCACTGGTGAGGATAACAAAGGTCTAAAAGGTGCAAAAGGTAACGTCGGTGCTACAGTCAAAGGTCAAAAGGGTTTGAAAGGAACTTTGAATAGTAAAGGTTCTAAAGGAGAACCCGGTGTTACAGGTGAAGATAATAAAGGACTAAAGGGATTAAAAGGTACTCAAGGAAGTACGGTTAAAGGACAGAAGGGACAAAAGGCAGCAGCAGTTACTAAAGGTTCAAAAGGAGCACCCGGTGTTGATACAGCTGATAACAAGGGTGACAAAGGTGCACCCGGTACTCAAGGTTCAACAGTTAAAGGTATAAAAGGAGCACCAGCTGCTTCTCAAGATACTAAAGGTGCGAAAGGTGCACCCGGTGTTGATAGTGCAGATAACAAAGGACAAAAAGGTGCAGCAGGTACTCAAGGTTCAACAGTTAAAGGTATAAAAGGAGCACCAGCTGCTTCTCAAGATACTAAAGGTGCAAAAGGTGCACCCGGTGTTGATACAGCTGATAACAAAGGTGACAAAGGTGCAGCAGGTACACAAGGTAGTACGGTTAAAGGACAGAAAGGAGCAGCAGCCGCAGCTCAAGGTACTAAAGGTGCAAAAGGAGCGCCCGGTGTTGATACAGCTGATAACAAAGGTGACAAAGGTGCAGCAGGTACTCAAGGAAGTACGGTTAAAGGACAAAAAGGAATAAAGGCAGCAGCAGTTACTAAAGGTTCAAAAGGTGAACCCGGTGTAGATACTTCAGACAGTAAAGGTGACAAAGGTGCACCCGGTACTCAAGGAAGTTCAGTCAAAGGACTTAAGGGAATAAAGGCAGCAGCAGTTACTAAAGGTATAAAAGGAGCACCCGGAGTTGATACTTCAGACAGTAAAGGAGAAAAGGGTGAAGCAGGTACTCAAGGAAGTTCGGTCAAAGGACTTAAGGGAATAAAAGCAGCAGCAGTTACTAAAGGTATAAAAGGAGCACCCGGAGTTGATACCGCTGATAACAAAGGTGATAAAGGTGCACCCGGAACCCAAGGTTCAACCGTTAAAGGACAGAAAGGAGCAGCAGCCGCAGCTCAAGGTACTAAAGGTGCGAAAGGAGCGCCCGGTGTAGATACCGCTGATAACAAAGGAGACAAAGGTGCAGCAGGTACTCAAGGAAGTACGGTTAAAGGACAGAAAGGAGCAGCAGCTGCTTCTCAAGATACTAAAGGTGCAAAAGGTGCACCCGGTGTAGATACAGCTGATAACAAAGGTGACAAAGGTGCAGCAGGTACTCAAGGAAGTACGGTTAAAGGACAGAAAGGAGCAGCAGCCGCAGCTCAAGGTACTAAAGGTGCAAAAGGAGCACCCGGTGTTGATACTTCAGATAATAAGGGTGACAAAGGAGCACCCGGTACTAAAGGTGCAACCGTTAAAGGTATAAAAGGAGCAAAAGCCGCAACACAGAGTTCTCAAGGTGACAAAGGTGAACCCGGTGCTGATACCGCCGATAACAAAGGTTCAAAAGGTGAACCCGGTACTAAAGGTGCAACCGTTAAAGGTATAAAAGGAGCACCAGCCGCAGCACAAAGTACTCAAGGTGACAAAGGTGCCCCCGGTGCTGATACCGCTGATAATAAAGGTACAAAAGGTGAACCCGGTACTAAAGGTGCAACCGTTAAAGGTATAAAAGGAGCACCAGCCGCAGCACAAGGTTCTCAAGGTGACAAAGGTGAACCCGGTGCTGATACCGCCGATAACAAAGGTATAAAAGGAGCACCCGGTACTAAAGGTGCAACAGTTAAAGGTATAAAAGGAGCAAAAGCCGCAACACAGAGTTCTCAAGGTGACAAAGGTGCCCCCGGTGCTGATACCGCTGATAATAAAGGTACAAAAGGTGAACCCGGTACTAAA